ATGGAATTTACATACTTACTCCAGACGCAACTGCTGCATCGATAGTAGGAGATATTAAAATTCGTCCAGGAAATCATCCACCACCGACGGTGTATCCTATTGCAGGACAACCTCCATACTATAAAGAAGGGGTAATTGTACTTGAGAGAAGGGTACAAATGGTAGACTCAGTTAGTGGAATTGGAACAGGAATTGGAGGAACATTTACAAATGCTAGCCCATATAATGCCACTCTATTCTTAAGGAGAACACCTAGTGGAGGAAACTGGGCAACTGGTACATTTGGTCAAATAGTAAGACAGAGTTCAACGAACTATGATAGAATAATTAGATTCACCGCGAGTGGAACGGGAGGTATTCCTCCAACTAGACTTAGTATATGGCTAGAAAATACACCTGAATCCGGTAGTGATACAGTACAAGCTGATGCAGGTGGATGGCACATAACTAAAAGAGTTTTATTTGATCCATATATAGCAGAACAAATAATTATACCAGCATGTCATCGATTCTACATAGAAGTTGGAGCAGGCATCAGTAATGATTGGACTAGTAATATTAATATTACTGAATATAGATTTGGAAAAATGGAAGATCCGTGTGTTAATGGTAACTTACCTCTTGCTCTCTAAATCAATGATTTCATTGTAAACGGAAGAACTCGTTCTTGATTTAAAAGCAAGTATAATTCAGATAATATAGTAGGCTCGAATCTTACTCCTTTTGTTATTCCTCTGCTGAATACTAGAGCGGATGTTATTGCAGATGCTAATTTATCATTATCCATTTCTTCTTCTCTAACGACGAATAATACGTTTTTATCCGGATTCATTGTCATTAAATTAGGATCTCCATCCTCTATTATAGCGTCCTGTATTGCGGCCTCCTTTATTTCCGATAAAGTTATTGTCTTGATATGTTGACATTTATGGCCGAACTTAAATCTCTTATCTACTCTAAATTTCCATATATCATAGTCCATTTCTCCTTTCTTATTTAGAATTATGAAAATTTCTTTTTCTCTGTGAATTACTGGATTTTTAAAATATGAATCCGTTGCTTCAGTAAGGTCTAAAATATGCTCTAAATAATCTAACATCAATCCTGTTAATAGATAATTCGCACTCTTGAATATCTCAATAAGATCCTCTGGCATTTGATATAGCTTTCTTAAATGATCACGTATCACTAATAATTTTGGATCATCCCAAACTGGAGTCATGTTAAAGTTGAACATGCTTCCTTCTACTGCCAAGTTATTAAGATTTAGTGCGTGAAATAAAATCTCATAGAAATCAGAAGTATCTCCATCTTCCAGATGCTTTCTATATTTTTGATTTGCGGCTAATAAAATATACTTAGAATATTCCGGGTCGATTCCATGATTTCCTTTAGTTATCCATAGTGGATCTAATACGTGTTTATTATTCATTTTAAGTCAGTAAGCTTTTTATTATTTATTCTACCGAATAAACTCAGTTCAGTTTACCAAAATATTATGAATAAATAATAAAAAGAATAAAATTCAATCAGATGGCCAATATCACGTTGAAACTATTAATAAATCCAGAAAAAAATTCTTTGACTTTTAGTAGAAATTATAGAATTTTCTCAACATTGGATCCTGTATCTAATATTACGGGATTTACTGAGATGGTCGAAGACTTAATTATAAGCTCGCCAAATACAATCGATTTAAATAACTTAAATCGATATTTTAGATATTCCAGAAACCGATTGGATTGGTCTCTATGGTATGATGTTGAACCTGGAAATATAGGAGATGCGGCAAATATCATAATGGAAGAAAAACAAGATTTCTATTTTGAAGTTAAGTATGAATATGATGATGGTACCAAAAACGAAATGGGATCGATTATTGAAATCAATGAAGTTAAAATAAGATTAGCTGCTGCTAATGGTGTCGCAAATACATATGCTCCAATTGTAACTAGTTCAGATGAAATGAATAATTCATTAATTCTGAATGAAGATCCTGGATTTAAACCATATCAAGTTGATAGCGCAGTTGGAATGTTCAAAGAGCTTTCATTTTATACAAATAAGATGTTTGGACATGAGGTTGTATATTTTAGAACTCTCCCAGAATCCGATAGCGGAGATTTTATATTCAAAGAATGGACTCTATTTAAGAACGTAGATCGTAAGGCAATTAAGGTTCTAGTTCCTAAGAATGCATTCCCAAGTAATGATCCTAAGTACACTGAATTCGGACTTGATTTTCAAGCACCGTTTGAAATACACCTAGATCATAGATATTTTCAATCTATATTTGGAAAAGGATCTCATCCTAGACATAGAGACTTCTTGTATTTTCCTCTTCTTAATAGGATGTACGAAATTACGGGAACCTATTTACACAGAGGATTTATGATGGAACAAACATATTGGAAAATTAATCTTCAAAAATACAATCCTAATATTGATATGCTATTAACTGATGACTCTAGAACATTCCTAGATAACGTTATTCAGTCAGCAGATGAACTATTCAGTGATGTAGTTAAAGATGATACTAAAGATGCTACTATGCCTCAGCAGTATGATACGATAAGTACTCGATTTGATCCATCTAGGAGTGCAATACATCCGGACTTAAGAATCAGACCATTGAAGTATAATTTCAACCATTCTAGTCTAATAGAAAATTACTACGACTTAAGTGCGATAGTTTCACAGGTATCAACTTTTGAGATCACTCAGGATACTGTTCCTACTAGGACAAGTATCAATGTTGAAACCCTGCCACACATCAACGAAGGGATTCCTAGGGATTATGACGTAATATTAGCATACCAGGATTCTGGACCATATAAATCATGGAGAAACAATGCACTAATTACAACAGATAAAAATATACTTGGATCAGAATCGAAATACATAAGAGTTAGAGGACCAATTGACTCTATACCGAATCATGATGGATATCCGGAAGCTGGTAGATATATCAGAATAGAGGCATATAAAGATCTTGCATTTAGTAAGCAGAGAAATATCATGCACGGCTTAGATACAAATGGAAAAGATGTAGCTAATTTCAAAATAAGAGAAACTTCTATAATCTATAATGCAGTTCCTGTATTCAATAAGACAACAAATTGTAATCTATCATTCACTTCCCTATTTAACCTAAATTCAGGAAGCGACGTAGTTCAATTTATAAATGGATACGATAATGAATCGGCTAAAGGTATTAAGATATCTGGAGAATTTATTAAATATACTGGAAATACGGATCTTGGAGATTTCACAATTAATGTATTATTAAATGATACACTTAAGACGTTCACGATGAATAATTTTAAAAGTGGTCAATGGCACGCAGTTGTAGTGTCTGCATCAAACGAATTTAATCAATGTGGAATCTACATTTACTCAATATTAGAAGACATATCAGATTTATCAAATCATACTGATTTTGTTAAAATATTTGAGAATATATCATCGATTCCAGAAGTTGAATTTAATCTAATTGGCGAGAAATATTATATCCCATCTTCAAACATGTGGTTATCGAACATTAGATTATTCAATACTATGATTCGTGAAGAGGAACATGATTTCATATTAAGTCAGCAATATTTAAAAGACGAGTCTAAATTATTAATCATAGACAACTGTAAACAACAGGTAAATCTTCCATACATTGCTAAAAATAGATAAATAAGAATATATGCAACATTCAGATCATAATAATATAGACAATAAGAACACCCAGGATATATTTCTTAGAAATGCATCTCTTGCAGTTCTTGACAAGTTGAATCGAAAGGTTATCATTGATTTAGTTAGAAATGGAGTAGTTGAGAGTCATGATGTTCCGTTCTTGTATAACAATGCAGGCACTGGTGGATTCATGCAAGATTTCTTCGTAGATATACCGAGTGATTGTAAATGTCCAAATCCCGCAGAAGGAAACTATGACGTTCTTCCAAGAGGAATTGTTACACTTCAGAATTTTGCAATTAAGAGTGGAGACATAACTAATCCATTCGTAAGAGGGTCATTTAAACAAGAGGCAATTGAGCCGCTAAATGATGCTAAAGTCATGAAAGCATATTCATCTAGATTAAGAGTTT